GCTCCGAAGCCTTCGCCAAGGCGGGCGTGAAGGTGGAGGTGTTCGCGGCGGGCAAGTTCAAGGGTGCGGGCGTGCCGGGGACCAGTCTCACCGACGACCAGCGGGCATGGCTCCAGCAGGGCGTCGAGGAAACCTGGGGCCAGTTCAAGGACGCCGTGCGTTCCCGCCGGCAGGTGGCGGATGGCGCGATGGAAGGACAGCACTTCGCCGCGTCCGCCGCACTCGGTCACGGGCTGGTTTCCGGCGTGGCCGATTCCCGGGCCGAGGTCGAGCGGCGCATCCGCTTCCGCCACCTCGGTTGACACCGGAGCCACCGGCAAATGCAGACGCTCGACGAACAACTCGACGCGGCCCTGGCCGGGAAGCGCGACCTCGAAACGCAGCTCTCCGACGCCAAGGGACTCCTCGATGAAGCCCTCAAGGAGAACGAAACGCTCACCGCATCCAACAAGGAGCTCAAAGAGCAGGCCGAACACGCGGCGGGGCTGATCACCGGTCTCGAAACCGATCTCAAGGCCGCCCAGGCGGAAACCGACAAGCTCAAGGCCGACGCCAAGACCGCTGAAGAACGTGCCGCCGAATACTACGGCGCGGCCAATCCGAAGCCGGCCCCGGCCACTCCGAAGGGTGAGCCGCAGGGCAAGCCGCTGGCCGAACAACTTGCCGCGATCACCGACCCGGTCGCCCAGACCGCCTTCTGGCGAAAGCTCACCGACGACCAGCGCGCCGAACTCCTCGCCACCACCTGATCCGCATCACCAACCCCACCGACCACTCCGATGGCCAACACCCTCACCAACGTCAAGGACATCAAGGTCGCCCAGAGCGCCCTTGCCCCGTGGATGCACAGCCTGCTTCCGCTGCGGGCCTTTTCGTCCAACTTCTCCCCGGCCCCGGCCGACCGCCTCGACACGATCCGCGTGCCCCTGATCGGCGCGCCCTCGGCATCGAGTGACTTCGCCGGCGACTACACCGCCAACGCGGATTCCACCGTGTCGGTCGTGCCCGTGGTGCTCAACAAGCACAAGTACAAGACGGTCCACATGACCGCCCGCGAGAACATCGAGACCGCGCTCCCGCTGCTTGAGAACCTCGTCGGCACGGCCATCCGCCAGCTTGCCTACGACGTGCTCCAGGACATCTTCACCGAGATCACCGCCGCGAACTACGGCGCTCCGGTGGTCCCGGCCTTCGCCGCCACCGCCTGCGACTACGCCAAGGTGATCGAGATCCGCGAGGGCTGCGCCGACGTGAAGATGCCGCCCGAGATGCGCTCGCTCATCCTGGACGACGCCTACTTCTCGAACCTGCTCGCCGACGACGTGGTGTCGAAGTCCTTCATCCTGCCGCTGGCCCAGCCCGGCGTGATCGAGGCCCGCATCAACCGCATCGCCGGGTTCGACATGTATGAGACCACGGTCCTGCCCGACAACGGCGAGAACCTGGTCGGCATGGCGGCCCACCCGAGCGGCCTTGCGGTGGCAATGCGCTACCTGACGCCGGTCGCGAAGTACGACGAGGCGGGAGCGGTGACCGATCCGCAGACCGGACTGACCTTCGGCTACCTGCGCCACACCGACACCCGCGCCAACAAGGTCTACATCACCGTCGAGTGCCTCTACGGCTTCAAGGTGGCCCGGGCCGACGGCATCCGCCGCATCGTCAGCGCCTGATCGCGCTTCACCCTGATCACAAGGGCCGCCCGTGGAAACCCGATCCACGGACGGCCCTTTTCATTCCATGAGCCTGCAATCCGAACTCGCCGCCGACTTCCGCTCCATGCTCGCCGAGAACGGCGTGAGCGTGGTCGTCGGATCGCAGACCGTGCGTGCCCTTGTTGCCGAGCCGCAGGTCGGTGCCCAGATCGACATCGGCGGCCTGGTGCCCGAGGCGCAGCTTTCGGTGCGCATGCTCAAGGCAGACCTCGCCGCATCTCCGGTCCTCGGCCAGCTCGTGAAGGTGGACGGCGAGGACTACCGCATCACCACCATCCGCCGCCGTCCGTCCTCGCCTTTCGTCACCCTCGACCTCGCCTCTCCCCATGAGTGATCCGATCCGATTCACCGCGAAGATGAAGGGCGGCAGCGACGTGGTGCGCCTCCTCAACCGTCACCCGGAGAAGATCGGGCGCACCCTCGAGTCACTGGTGAAGCAGGAGGCCCGGGGACTCGCCGTCGAGTTGGCCCGCAACACGCGCCCCCACGGGGTTTCCCAGAAGGCGCGGAAGCGGGGCGAGAAGGCGGTGGCCGCGGACATCGGCAGGGTGTTCGCCACGCCCGAGCAGGCCTATGAGACGGCCAAGGCGGCGGACATGACCCATGCGGATCGATTCTGGGCGCATGTCCAGAACCGTCGCTTCGCCCGTGCTCGCCAGGCCCTCGCCGAGTCGCCGTCGAAGTGGAATAGCCTGCCGGTCGGCCGCCTCGACCCGAAGTTCCACCAGGAGAGCCGCACCGGTCCCCATGCGAACGTGAAGCGGCGGGAGCCGGCCCAGATCGTCACCAGCCGCAAGGCACTCCAAACCTACATCGCCCGCATCCAGAAGCGGGTCGGCTTTGCCAAGGGCGTCTGGATCAAGGCAGCGAAGGACATCGGGGGACGGGTCCGGGGAGCGGCACAGTGGGCGAGCCGGCACAGGAAGGCCCCGGGCAGCGCCACGGTGAAGAGCGGCACCAAACCCTCCGTCACGCTGATCAGCCGCCTCGACTACATGGACGACGTGCTGACCGAAGCCGGCGTCAGGCTCGCTATGGAAGTGGCCGCTGGACGGCTCCGGAGGGCATTGGTAACGTCGCTGCGCAAGATCAACGGGCGGATACAGCGGCGTTTGAAGAAGGCCGCCTAAGCGCCGAAACCAGCATACATTCCAACGATCATGGCCAGTGTGACAGCAAGGGTGGAGGTGAGCGTCAGGCTTGAGATTCCGGACGATTTAGCGACAAAGATCACCAAATCAGACATCGTTGAGATGTTTGGCACGGCGGTTGGGCACAACGCCAGCGGCCTCGGGGTGCAGGTGGTCGCAGACGGGAAAGCCCAGTGGCACGGAATGGTTTTCGAGAAAACAGATCCGGTCATGGCCTCGGCCTTCGTTGATGGATGGATCGACGATGCGGAAATCGAGATCGAGGACGACGGATTCGACGCCCTTGAGAAAGAGCTGGAGGATACCTGAGCGGGTTGACGCGAGGGCCCCGGTCAGATGCCCAACCTGATCGAAGACGCCCTCGCCTCCAAGCTGGCCGCATGGCTCGCCGTCAACCGCCCGGAAGCCATCCCCACTACAGTTCCGATCCAGGTCGCCAACCGGGACGAACTGCGCACCCGTCCGTGCATCGTGCTGGCGACCTCGGAATCGAAACCGGTCACAGCCATGCGGCACACCGCCCGACTGAAGCTCGATGTCCATCTCTTCACCCAGGTCGATGACACCCCGGCCGCCGATCATGCCATCTGGGCGGCGGCGTTGGTGACGATGCTCGCAGGAGTCGTGGACCTGAAGGCGGACCTCGACTCGGAAACCTTCTGCCTGCACGACCTCATGCTGAGGGATTCCGCTACGGTGCCCGACGAGACACGAGGCCGCGAGACCGTCATCACCTACGAGGCGGTCGTTTCCGCCGTCTGATGTCCCGGTTGACATGCCGCCAGCGGTCAAATGGCCGCATCGCTCCTCGGCACCACCGGCAACTGGGGGATTCCCCAGGATGAATCCGGCATCCTCATCACCGACCTGTCGTTCGATTTCTCCAACCAGGAGAAGCCGGTCCTCGACAAGGGCGGAGAGGTCATCGGCCTCTCGCTCTACCAGGAGATGGTCGAGATCAAGCTCTCGGGGCTCGTCGCCAAGGATTCGCCCTTCGCCGGCAAGATTGGAGCGGCCCTGGCCCTGGCGAACAGCGTCCCGGCCCACCTCCAGTCCAGCGGAGGCACCACCATCCTGATGCAAGTCAGCCGCAGCCTCAACAACGAGGACTTCGAGAAAATCGACCTCACCGCCAAGCACTACCCGCTGCTGACACTCGGCGGCGGTGGCTCCTGATCCAACCCACCACCCGAGATCCCATCATGAACTCCGTATCCCATGTGTCTTCCACGGCCACCAGCAACACCTGTCTGGCCGCCGCCCTGACCTCCGTCGGCATCCCTCTTGCCGAGAAACCATTCGTCCGTGTCGTGGGCGACGGCATCCGTGGCGAACGTGTCGTCTGGTTCTTCGAGCCGCAGAGCCTGGACGGGAAGTTCCAGACCAAGGAACTCATCGCCGCCTGGAACGACGACGGCTGGCACCTCGCCAACCCGGAGCAACCGTTCGCCTACATCAAGTGCGCGCTCCTCAACCGCGAGCGGCTAGTGGACAAGGTGAAGCAGGACGTGCCGCTGGCCTGCGTGAAGCGGCGGGGCAAGATCGCACTCCTTCCGCTCAACGCCTCCCAGCGCACCGAGGACCTGTATCTGAGGAACCTGTGAGCAACCTGTGAAGAACATGAACGATCCCGAACGCCAGAACCTGCTTTCCAGCGCCTTTCACGAGGTCG